ACGAGGGACATATCTATGACACGATGGTTTCGGAATATATACTGGCGAGGTCGCAGAGATGGCCTCTGGGACTTGCTTCTCTTGCAGAAAAGTATAGTGACGTACAAAAGCAGAAGGACGTTATCACACCGTATTTCAAGGAAGGTAAAACGTTTTATGACATTCCTTGGGATGTGATTAAAGAATACGGCATTGCCGATGTACTATCTACAGAGCAAGTAGCACTTGCACAACTCGAAGCCTTTGGCACTACATTTGAGGAACTATTCAATGAACAACCGGACTCTCTTGCCCACTTTGCGTCTGTCGCTTGACATGACAAAAGTTCTTGCCCGTATGGAGCAGAACGGAATCAAAGTAAATAAACAAACCCTAGACGAAATCAGAGAACAGTACCAGACCGAACTGTTCACCCTAGAGCGGCGGCTAACCGAACTCGCCGCGAACGCAATGGGGGATACCCCTATCAACCTAGCCAGTGCAGATGACCGCTCCAAGCTGTTCTACTCCTGCGCCGTACGCAACAAGTCCCGTTGGGCAAGCATCTTCAACTTGGGGATGGAATTGCGGGGTGCAGGTATGAAGCCCAAGCGGCGAACCCGCATGTCCCGTCAAGACTTCAACAGGTACGTAATCAACGAGACAGACGTGCTGTACAAGACCAAGGGCAGTCAGTGTACCGATTGCGGGGGCAAGGGACGCTACACAGCCCGCAAGAAGGACGGGACACTAGGTAAGGCTATCAGAATCTGCAAGCCCTGTGGTGGCAAGGGAGTGCGCTACGAATCGACTGGTGAGGTAGCGGGCTTCAAACTCATACCCCGTGATGTTTACAGCACTGCGGCGGCTGGCTTCAAGACGGACAAGGAAACCTTGGAACAGGTTTTGTCTAGCCTACGAGGTGAAGCCCGCGAGTTTGCTGAGTCGTACATACGGTACAGTGCGGTTCGCACCTATGTCGGTTCCTTCCTCGAAGGAATGGAAAACAACATGGATGCCAACGGTATTATCCACACAGAGTTTATGCAGTGTGTGACAGCAACCGGACGACTATCCAGCCGCAACCCAAACTTCCAGAACATGCCACGGGGTAACACGTTCGAGATTCGCCGTGCCGTGGAAAGTAGGTTCGAGGGCGGGTCTATCCTAGAAGGGGACTACTCGCAGTTGGAGTTCAGGGTTGCTGGCTTTCTTGCGGGGGACGAGACAGTCATGTCTGATGTGCAGGAAGGCACAGACGTACACAGTATCACCGCAGGTATTATCGGGTGTACCAGACAAGAAGCCAAGGCGCACACATTCAAACCCTTGTACGGTGGCACCAGTGGCACTGATGACCAGAAAAGATATTACAACGCTTTCAAGACCAAGTATGCACAGGTTGCTGAGTGGCAAGACGGTATGCAAAAACATGCGGTAATGCACAAGTACATCCAGTTACCATCAGGGCGGCAGTATGCCTTTCCGTATGCTAGGTGGACTGATTGGGGTACGGCCACAGACCGCACTGCTATATGTAACTACCCTGTGCAGGGATTTGCCACGGCTGACCTTCTTCCGATGGGCTTGGTGTTGCTGGATAGGGAAATGCGCCGCCAAGAAATGAAGTCAGTTATCTGTAATACCGTACACGATTCTATTGTCCTAGATGTTTATCCGGGTGAGGAAGAGAAATGTGTTGACGTGCTATCTAGCTGTATGCTAATGATAAATGAAGAAGCACAAAAAAGATACGGGGTCTTCTATGACATGCCTATAGGAATAGAATTAAAAATAGGTAAAAATTGGCTTGACTCCGAAGTTATATTAGAAGTATAATCGCTATACAACTCCAACCCATAGAGAGGACATCATGGGAACAGAACTCCAAACACTAAATGACGAACTAGACAATATGGTAGCAGCATTCGATACGGATGATGCCGAAACTTTGATGAAGGCAAGCGGTCAAAAGTCTGAGGACGGTGACGCACCAAAGATGGGACTGCCCCGCTTGACTATTAACTACGATACAGAAACAGATGATGGCCTACCGCTCAAGCGTGGTTCGTGGCGTATCTGGAATGGTAACGCTCCTGTGTATGCAGAGTCAGTTAACATTCGTCCACTCATGCGTACATACGAGTGGTCACTGTGGGATGCCGAAGAGCGTAAGTTCGCGGCTAAGTCTGTGCAAAAGCCTTCTATGTCAGGGGACTTTCCTGATTCTGTAGGTGGCAACAAGTGCGGACGACTATCACGCCAAGAAGAAGAAGGTCTGTCTTCGGATGACCCCCGCCTTCTTTTGAGTAAGTCAGTTGCATGTAACCAAGTTATCTATGGTATCTTGGATGCGCCTAACGCAACCCTTGCTGATGGCTCACCTTCTCCTATCGAAGGTATGGCATTTGTGGCGTACTTTAAGCGTTCGGGTTTTATGCCTGTGCGTGACTTCATTGAGAACAACCTCACCCGTAAGAAAATTCTTATGCAAAAAGCAGTGGTCGAGATGTCCACTGAAAAGCACAAGAAGGGTAGCGTACTTTACTGGACACCTAAGTTGTCTTTGGTAAAAGAGGTTAGCATCACTGATGATGATAAAGACCTGATGAAGAAGTTTGCTGACACTGTTCGTGGCCACAACGAATCTGTTATGGGCGAGTTCAAAGAGGCAAACAAAGCAAACATGAGTGCGGATGATGCAGACTTAGCCAGTCGTCTGGCAGGTTAATCATGCTTACTCTTGTAGAAGTCCAAGACTTTCTGCAAAAGGCGGGGCGGGGAGAGGTAGACTCTTCTCGCCTCGAACCTTTGATAGAAAAGTTTGGTGAAGAATGTAAGGATGCCTTGCGTAAGCAACTCACAAAGCGTGGGGACTATCGCATACGCATGTCAGGGCTGGGACGCCCCTTGTGTCAGCAACAGCTAGAGAAGCAGGGGATGAAGCAAGATGTTGCCTATAACGACATCATGCGTTTCCTCATGGGTGATTTGGTTGAGGCTGTGGCTATATTCGTGTTGAAAGCTACAGGCGTAAAGATTGTAGACGAACAGCGTCAGTGTACCATTGACCTTGCGGGTCAAGAAGTGAAGGGTACACTAGATGTAATCTTGGATATAGACGGGGAAGAAAAGGTTTGGGACATCAAGTCAGCAAGCCCGTGGTCTTTCTCCAACAAGTTCTCAGGTCGCGGTGGTTACGATGTTATCAAGGAAGATGACCCCTTCGGTTACATAATGCAGGGGCATCTGTATGCCAAGGCAGAAGACAGGCCGTTCGGTGGTTGGATTGTAATCGACAAGTCTAGTGGTGAATGGGATTTTGTACAGGCACCCGAAGACCAAGACGAAGATAGCAAGACGTACATCGCGGAAGCTGAGAGTCGTGTCAAATCTATAGTAAACGACACACCCTTCAAGGTACCTTTCCAGTCAGTGCCGGAGACCTACACGGTCAAAGGCAACAAGATAGAGACAGGTAACCGACTCATGCCCAAGACTTGTACCTTCTGTTCGTTCAAAGAAAACTGTTGGAAATCAGCAGAGTACGCACCGAAGGTAACATCTAAAGCAAAGTTCAAACCAAACGCTTGGTACACCAAGTTAGTCACTAAGGAACTGTAATGCCTATTTTGTACACACAAACTTATCCTCGTGATTTGTTCAATCTGAATCCCAAGCTTATGTGTGTGTACATTGAGTCGCATACCAAAAGAGGGGGTGACCCTGCAACCGTGCAAGTTCGCGGCTTAGAAAGGTCACTCCCACTAACTTTGAAAGAAAACTTTTCTTCCGAAGGCCACCTGTCGTCTGATACGGAGATGCGTGATACGCGCCTAATCGAAGCAGAGTTTCAGGCTATTACCAACCATTTAAGACAGGGGGCAACTGTATGTCTTCCGACGCTGTTACTGGCAGACGAACTACTGTCACTAGAAAAGCGAACACCAAAAGTAGAACAGTATCTATCAAAAAGGCTGAACGAGGTGAAGGTGGGATTTCCGTTGCTAGGATTATGAGAGGCACAAAATTTAGGTCACAGTTTGAGATAGGGCTGGCAAAGTCACTGGCAAGCAAGAATATTCCTTATGAATACGAACAAATGAAATTAACTTACATACCGAAGCCGCGAACCTACACTCCTGACTTTGTGCTTACCCAAAATGGGATTATCATAGAAGCAAAGGGACACTTGGATAAGGGCGACAGGGTTAAGATGCAACTGGTTAAAGCACAGTACCCTGACCTAGACATACGATTTGTTTTTGTCAGGGCTACGAATAAGATTTACAAAGGTAGCAAGACCACCTATGCTGATTGGGCAAACCGTTACGGGTTTCCTTGGGCAGAGGGAACCATACCAGAGGAGTGGCTCAAAGATGACGCGGGAACATGATTTAGAAATAGGAAGCCTTCTGAAAGATAGGTGGTACTTGATATTGAAGCCAGTAACTGACAGTGATGCAGAGGGGTTCAAAGTCACAGCATACGATACCACCCCCATGCCTGACCCTAACGATGAATACCTAGAGGCGGGTGTCGTTGCACAGCAGGGTATTATGGAACTGCTAGAGAACGACTTGGAAAGAGTCATGGAAGCGGGCTTGGCAAGACTTTCATTCAACGACTTTGTTGAAAGTGTAAAAGAAGAACTAGATACCCCAGAAGATAGGCTTCTCAACACAGAGGGTAATGTACTAAAAGTAGACTTCGGAGTTAAACAATGAATTGGGCAAAGGAATTTTGGAACTTGAATAACTATCAGATGCAAGCACGTAAGACTGCCATATACCCTGCCAGCGCAAAGATAACGTACCCTGCACTAGGACTTGCGGGGGAAGCTGGCGAGGTTGCTGACAAGGTGAAAAAAATAATTAGGGACGATAAAGATACCCCTGAGTTTAGGCACGAGATTGCCAAGGAAATAGGTGACGTGCTATGGTACTGCGCTGTTCTGGCTGACGACTTGGGCTATGACCTACAGCAAATTGCAGAAATGAACATTTGGAAGTTGAAAGAACGCGCCGCCAGTGGTACTATCCAAGGCAGTGGAGACAATAGATGAGACACGAGAAGTACATGAAAGAGAAGGCAGACAATGTCAACAACCCGCCACACTACAATAAAGCAGGTATCGAGTGCATTGAGGCAATCGCGGCGGCGACAGGCGATGGGTTCCAATACTACCTGCAAGGAAACATTATCAAGTACCTCTGGCGATACCGATACAAAAACGGTAACGAAGACCTCAAGAAAGCCCAGTGGTACTTAAACAGATTGATAGAAGAGAGAGAGACAAATGAATAATTTACTACCGACACCTTACCAAGAGTTCATCCACAAGTCACGTTACGCACGTTGGATAGAGGACGAGGGACGCCGCGAAAACTTTGACGAGACCGTGGAGCGATACCTCAAGTTTATGGTCTATCAAGCCAAGGGCAAGCACAACTACGATTTGTCTAGCAAGGATGTATCAGACCTGCGCGAGGGCATCTTAAACCTAGAAATCATGCCATCTATGCGGGCTATGATGACTGCAGGTCCGGCACTTGCTCGTGATAACATCTGCGGGTACAACTGCTCGTACATCCCTGTGGACAGTCCGCGTTCATTTGACGAGTGCATGTACATTCTTATGTGTGGAACAGGCGTGGGCTTTTCTGTGGAACGTGAGAACGTGGAAAAGCTGCCCACAATTTCAGATAACTTCCACGAGACAGACACCACAATCAAGGTAGGCGACAGCAAGCCCGGATGGGCGAAGGCGTACCGTGAATTGGTTGCCCTGCTCTATGCGGGACAGGTTCCAGAGATTGATGTGTCTGCTGTTCGCCCTGCGGGTGAACGCTTGAAGACAATGGGTGGTCGGGCATCAGGTCCGCAACCGCTGGTAGACCTGTTCAACTTCACCATCGAAACATTCAAGAAGGCAAGTGGCCGCAAGCTATTTCCTATTGAGTGCCACGATTTGATGTGCAAGGTGGGCGAGATTGTGGTTGTGGGTGGTGTTCGCCGCTCTGCCCTAATCTCACTCAGCAACCTGAATGATGACCAGATGGCACACGCCAAGTCGGGTATGTGGTGGGAGAACGAGGGGCAACGTGCGTTGGCCAACAACTCCGTGTCCTACAAGGGCAAGCCTGAGATGGGTACGTTTATGCGTGAGTGGGTGTCCCTGTACGAGTCCAAGTCCGGTGAGCGAGGCATCTTCAACAGACAGGCCGCTGACATACAGGTTGGTCGCAACGGACGCCGTGAGCAAGGACACATGTGGGGGACTAACCCGTGTTCTGAAATTA